GGACGAGTTTGACGGTAAAGAGGTTAAGCCGGAGCCAAAGGCAGAGCCTAAAAAGGAAACTAATAAATCAAAGGCGGAAGAGGCGTTAGCAAAAGCAAATGCCAAACCAGCCGATAACGAAGATTTTATCTAATATGTTACAAATTAAAAAAATGGCAATTTTAGTAAAACAGGCAAAACTTGGTGATGAAAAAGCTATGGCAGTGATCATCGCTAAAACACTATCATCGTTGCTATGACCGAAACCAAACAAAAATCCCTCTACAATGGAACGGTAAACATCACGTTCTATCCAAACAGCCATAGATACAAGTTGGAGGGTGAAGAAACATACCTTGTATCTGTTACCTCCGCCACGGGAATGATTGATAAATCACGTTTCCTTATTCCCTGGGCGGTTGGTTTAGCCGGAACGCATTTGTGGGAGTTTTTGGAAAAGGTGAACGGACCATATACCAAAGAACAGCTATATCCTGTTATCGAGGAGGCTTTGCAACAGCACACAATCAAGAAAGAGGAGGCGGCGGATATTGGCTCAATGGTTCATGCGTACGCCGAAACCTTTGCCGAAGCCATGTTGTCAGGCGTAGAAGCGCCAAAATTGCCCGAAGACGCAGATGATAAGGTCTATGCAGGTATTCAAGCGTTTTTGGACTGGTACACGGCACACCACGTCAAATTTCATGCCACAGAGCGATTTATCTACTCCAAGAATCACGGCTTTGTAGGCATGTTCGATGTTTTGGCAACCGTGGACGGCAAAAAGATACTGATTGACTATAAAACCAGCAAGGGCGTTTATAACGAAATGCGCTATCAGCTATCCGCATACCGCCTGGCATACGAGGAGGAAACAGGCGAAAAACTGGACGGCACAGCGATCCTCCACTTCGATAAAGAAACCGGCGAATGTACCATGCACGAATATACGGACGCAGATTATGAGGCGGACGCTCCGGTGTTCCTGGCGTGTCTGGCAATCAAAAAACGTGATAAAGAATTAACTAATAATTATTATAAGAAATCATAATATGGCAAGTAAAAATATCGGTTCGGGTTGGAAGAAAACATCTTCTAGCGGTGTTCAATACATTTCATCAGTATTTCGAGTTAGTGAAGTGTTGGTAGCTTGTTTGGCGGCAATCGTCGCTGGCAAGTCCGATGTAAACTTCGCAATCTTTAAGAACGACAGAAAGGAAAAGGAAAGTCACCCAGACTATACTTTCTCATTGTCGGAAAGCAAGCCCGAAGAAAAGAGAGAGAATGTAACGCTGGACGAAAATGGGCAGGAAATACCTTTTTAAGGCTTATGAACACAATTACAATCCACGTCAGCGATCCGGAGAGGTCGCTGGCGGTGAGATGGATATCACTCATGCGCAACAAGGGTTACAAAGTTGAAACCGAAAAAAGACCATTGGGTTATGCGTTAATCGCCACACCTATTTATGAGGAATCTAATTCAAGTGAACATGCGGAGCAAGAGCCGGAAAGAGCTATCGCATAAGGTAACAATCCAAGCAGAATGTACCTGCGAAGCGTTTATATACGGCAACACGTGTTCACACATCAATTCCGCAATAGATTATTATGTTAGAAAAAGAAAGCCCAGTCGTACTCCCAGAGGGAAGCGAACTAAAACTGGCAACTGATAAAGAAATTGCGCACCTGGAACAAATCATCAAAGACTATAACGAGGTATTGGAAACTCCGAATCGTATTAAAGACTTCATCGTTCGAACCAAAGCCAACCAGTATGTCATGGATAAAATATCCAAGATGAGCAACAAGTGGCGTGATAAAGTAAAGAAAGGTCAACTTAAATTACAAGTGCCGGAAATCCCCGAACCAGATCAGGAGGAAATGGAGGGTGCGAGCAATTACATTAAATTGCAAATCGCTAAATACGAAGACTTATTACAATATGTCAAAGCTAAAAGAAGTGAAGCTTCTGAATCAGAGGCAGTTTGCGAGGGCGGTGGGAGTACACCCGACAACGGTGATGTATTACATCAAGAACAAACAGGTGAAAGCAGTAGCAAAGCGTAAGGTTGTTTATTACATCCCCGAAACAGAGGTAAAGAAGTTCTTAAAAAAATAATCCACAGTAGAGGCTTGACTTTTATACAACATGTTGCACAATGTGTTGTAGGAGGAAAGCAATGAACAACGAAAAGACCAGAATCGAATCACCTAAAGGCAAACGGGACGATGAGGCACAAAAGGCAATTCGGGACTGGTATCTAGCGCAAATCATTGCCACGGAAACCTCCCAAAATGCACCTTATTTCGACCATTACTCCATCTTCACGGATTAAAAGTCGAGCCTCTATGTGATGGGTTGACGCAACTATCAACCCACATCATAGATGCATAATCCCATGTATCACCTAGCCTAACAGGGCGTGCTGGTAGCCACTGGCACGTCCCTGGAAAAAGCCTTTAATACACTATATTGCCTACAACTATGAAATACATACCAATACTTTTGGCTATAGCGATGACATGCGCATTTGGCTTCGTAACTTTCAAAGCCATCAATCAAGGCGTAACACGTTTTGAACAGGGCGAGTGCGTACAATGGAAAAATCAAGAGTTAGAATACGAGAAGTTCTTTGTTGCCGATTGGCAAAGAGAGCAGTGCAAACAATTTAATGTTTTATTTGATGAGTAATATGCAAAATAATAATAAATATCCATTAGGTACAGTGGTTGAGTTTGGAGATCAATATGAGATAATCTCACCCAATGAAAAAAATGTGCGTTTTCTTAAAAACATTACAGATAAGAGTATAGAAGTTGTTTCAATTGAAGAGTTAGATGAACTTTATGTTGTTGTAAATGATTTTGAATCAAAAATAAAAAATTTAGAATCTTTTTTGAAAGAAGAAATGGTTAGCGGAGATGATCAAGAGAAAAACATTTATGTTGGTAAAATAATAGATAAAGCTAGAAACTTATTCAAAGAATAAATTAAATACTATGAACGTGCAACACACCAAAGCCTCATTGTGGCAATTCCTTAAACTCTCATGGCGTAAAGGAATGATCCCACGATTTGTGCTTTACAAGCGCATACCCGATTCACGAAGCTGGACACTTCGCAAGGACACGGTTGCGCTCGTGGTCAGTATTGGGCAGTATTCGGGGATTTATACGGAGGGTTATGATTTATTCACCTGGAAAATGCGTGTGCATGGACCGTTCCGAGTAGCCAAGCGTCCCAATGACTTGCAAGGCATGGACGTGAGTGCGCCGGATAAACCTTTTTTTAAATAAATATGTCAATAAGAAGAGTACATGGGACTATGCGTCCGAACGCTATACCCGCCAAAGATTATTTGAAAAACGATGCCGAGCAACAAGGTATTGAAAACTCTAAAAAACGATTGGACGGTCAAAATAGATTGATGATAGAAGATTTGTGTGATTTTTGTTTGAAGCCATTTTATGTGTATAGAAGACAAATGGGTATGCGTGTGAAAGGGTATAAGTTCGGTTGTTTCAAATGTCATAATCAAGGTAAATTCAAGTGGAGAACCGAGGGAGGTAAAGATAAAGTCATTCCTGTTTTCCAATATGGTAAAACGCCAAAAAGAGCATCAAATTTATAAAATATGCCATACGTAACCGAAGTAAAAAAACGAGGAGGTTATATAGAGATCCACTTTTCCAATGGATCTTTATACGACTTTCCAGCCAGGCAGGACGAGGGAATGTTCATGCAAATCATGGGCAAAACATGGGCGCTCCCGTGGGTAATCGAGAAGGTCCACGAATTGATGTACAAGAAAAATCATGGTAGAATCGGATGACAATGCGTATCTTACGCTTTATATGCCTAAAACAACGATCTTAATAAGTTCATACGAGCGAGTAAACGACGCTGTAAAATCAGCGCAACCTATCGTTGGGTTGAGGCACGTTTATTCGCTCTTATGAGTTTTTATTATGCAAATACTATCGTTCAAAGAGGCGATACAATTCGGGCATGTTGAGAATATCGGCAAACAAAAACTCATATTGCCTACGCTGGGGCTGGGACAATCAATCAATGATATCCAGGAGGGTGATTTTATAGTCATAACCGCCAGAGGAGGCACCGGCAAAACGTGGCTTATGATCCAAATGGCGTATGATTTAGCGCAAGCCGGACAACCCGTTGGGTTTTTCTCCGGTGAAATGAGCGTGGGTGAGTTGGGATTGTATCGTTTTTCCAAGTTGGCGGAAGAAACCAGGCACTTAAAGGAATCGGATCCGCCGTCAAAGAAGATAATGGCGATTGAAAAGATGAAAGATGTGCCGATGTTTCTGCCTGTAATTGAGGACAGGTGGCAATTCAGGCAGACGTGCGTGCCGGTAATGCAACAAATGATTGAGGAACGGGGAATAAAAGCCTTTTTCTTCGATCACCTGCGGTTCTTTGTAAACAAAGCCGAGAAGATGAATGAGCGTGAAGTGGTGGAGCAGACGGTTTTGGACATGCGCCTATTCTCCAAGAAATACAAAACGCCGATTATTCTAGCGGTCCAGCCGAAGCAAATATCCTCGGACGAAGAAGCCAGTATTGATACGCTGAAAGGCACGTCAGCCATCTCCCAAGACGCAACGTGTGTGATGGTGCTGGATCGTCCCAGGAAGAAGCAAAAGCGCACGGAGGATTCAGAATCCGTCTATGAACCTTATACCGTCTTAAAGGTCGAAAAATCCCGTCATGCGATAGGCAATAAGCGAATCAAGATATTCCTGGACTATAACAACGGAAAGTTCATTGAATGGGACAAGGGAGGTCAGGAACTTTACCAGCAATTCGCCACGCTGTATGATAAACAGCGATAAACAGACAATTCAATATGCTCAAAACATCAATGCTTAGTAAGACTATACGAGCTTACCTGCTACGCCGTAATCAACCGGCGCAACCTATTGATGGGTTGGAGCAAGTAGGTAGGTTCATATAGTTTTTATTATGCATAGAGGATATATCAAGTTGTGGCGGAAGATTGAGGAATGGGAGTGGTGGGACGACCACAACACCACACGGCTATTTATTGTACTTGTTTTAATGGCAAATATAGAGGATAAAACTTGGAAAGATCAGGTCGTTCCGAGGGGAAGTTTTATAACCAGTTTGAAGCATATAAGCCAAAAAAGTGGATTGACACTTCAGCAGATTCGCACTTCACTAAAAAGGCTAAAATCAACATAAGAAATAACAATCAAAACAACTAATAGATTTACCTTAATTAAGGTAAATAAATACGACTTGTATCACAATGCTAACACACAACCTAACAATCAACTAACAAACAAACAACAAACAAATAACAAACAAATAACAACAACTAAAGAATGTAAGAATGATAAGAATGATAAGAATAACCCCCCTACCCCCCAAGGGGTGGCGACGAAGATTGAATTTCCGATGAGAGGGGACTTCAAGGACTTCGATGATTGGTACCCGAATTGTTTTTTGAATATGGAGGGCATGTCGATTAACCGGAAGACGGAGGAGGTGGTGGGAGCGTATTATTATCTCAAGTACATTACGTGCCATCCGGAGCGAGAGATGAGGAAGAAGTTGATTGAGGGTTCGTTCAAGGAAAAGGATCGAGATGAGAAGTGGCGCAAGGTGAGGAGCAAGTGGATTGAGATTGCGAAGCTGGACATGCTAAATGATTTTACGAGCGATGCGTTTGAGTGGATGAGGGAGAGCGGAGAGGTGATTAAGAATCCGCTGGCTTATTTGCGAGAGGTTAAAAATAATGACAAAGGTTATGAGGTATAGCGATGTGGTGAAACAACCGAAGATTGAGGTGTTCAAGGATCAGGAGGGATTTTGGGATTTGGTGGGTTTGTCTTACGGGGAATTGGCGGACGTGGAAACGGAGGAAGATATTTTGCGATTAAAGAGTTTGGTGTTGGACAGGTTGAATGAGGGTGGAGAGTTTGCGAGTTTGTGGTTTGGGATGTTGGAGAGGATTGAGAATGTGAAAGAACCGCTTGCGAGAAATGAGATTGTGCTGGATACGCCTTACTGGGATTGTTTGATGAATGTGCAGAAGATTGGGAAGTTGGAGAAACCGGAGTTCAAGGGAGAGGTTGGAGGAGTTTTGATGAGGCGCAAGGATCAGGAGAATTTGGAGAAAGTGAGTGAGATTGTGGCAAATGTTGAAGATAATGGGATTTTTTGAGGCTCAAAATTGCGCTAGGTGGATAACGAGGGGTTGCGGTGAGCACAAAAAACTGGTATAATCGCAATAGTTAGGGCTAAGTAAACATAAGTATCGCATCTTTTTATGCCAAAACCTACACCAGAGAACATTGAGAAAGTCGCAATAAAAGAGTACCTGGACATCATCGGCGCATTTCACTATCCCAATTCAGCAGGCTTACGGAGTTACCACGGTATTCCGGACCGAACAGCCATAATTGACGGCAAAGTGTATCAGATCGAGGTAAAGGCAGGCTCTGGCAAGCAATCAGAGGCTCAAAAACGCTTTCAGAGAGCTTGGGAGGAAAAAGGTGGCAAATATATCCTTGGAGGCATTGATGACGTCATAGAGGCGATAAATAAGCCTCTGGGATAGCTTTGATTTTCGTCCCCTCATTCCAAGAATGGGGATAATATATTTACCCCTCAACTTCGGTTGAGGGGATGAAGATCAAAAAAGGACTAATTATTAAGAGATAAAATATGGAAATTATAAAAGAGATATTGGGGATGATTGGTATTTTAGTTAGTTTATTTTGGATAGTTTATGTACTTGCTTATGCGGTCGAGCTTGGCAAAATGAAAGCAAGGCGCAAGCTAAAGGTATGTGATGTTTGTTTCGAGAAAGCTGAGAGGATAGCGGAGGTTGACAAACAATCCAAATCCTCAAAATAAAAGTTTGTAAACTGATATGTAAACCATCTATAAGCAACTCTAAATACTTACTTGATAAAAAACAAGTAAACTTTTAACCTAATTAAAATAGCTTAACTTAGCAAAGTAATAAATAGTTTTATAAGTTTATGTTAAGTTTTAACCTAATTGTAAACAAGCACATTAGTCTAAAATGTGTCTAGAATGTGGCTAGTTAGACACATTGGAATATCCACCCCTCCCGTTATGGGAGGCCAAGAGAAACAACAAGTCAAAAGGCTTTTGATTCGTGCGCCTATGCCGAAAAGGGCATGGATTTGATCGAATCCATGCGGTAAAATAAGGCCATGGCATACACCCAAGCGGAGGCATATTGTCCACGATGCAAGGTCACGACGTACTACCGCGTCGGCGCTCCGCATTATCGTTGGTGCGATACGATCCTCGTTTCTCTCGAGGAACGTGATCGGCTTCAAAAACTCGAACTCGAGAAAGAAAAGGAGCCGACCGTATGAAGCTCGGCACCGTCATCATGGCTCACCGCAAACGGGAAGCGTGGGCGCTCGATCTGTTTAACCTTGTGCAGACCATTGGTGGTAGCTCTGAACGAAATTCAGCGATTTCTCACACCCAAAAAAGCCAAGATGATATGGGCTTGGCAGTCGCTTGGGGCTTTCCACCCTCCGCCCTCACTCGTAAGAGTGGGAGACTAATAATATCCCCTGTCCTCATGGATGGGGGCGGGGGATGAAAAAGGAGTAACCATGTACGGACAACAAGTAACCGAACGGTATCTGGGCGATAGGGTTGTCACAGTGAACTGCAACGAAGCCGCGCTCAAGCGCAAGCAAGAGCGAGACGAGGTTGTAACCGTGCAATATGTAGGCGTTCTTTTCACAATAAAATACATGCGAGATGTGGAGGTGTACAATGGGTAAGTGGATACCTTGGAAAGAGTACTGGGACAACTACCGCAACAAAGGAAAGGAGAAGCCTCGTGTCTATCGGCTGGAAACTTCTCACTCTAGCAATCGCCGTTCTCGGCGTGCTGGCTTACGAGTTCATAAGACGGAGGCTTAGATGAAAGATGAGAATCATGCACGTTGCTTCGTCTGTACTCGCCCTGCTACTCGTCGCAATGGCGTTGACCTCTGCGATAGCCTCGATTGCCAAGTCATCTGGAAGCAACAGGTAGTCGAGGAGATCATCTCTAAACGCCGACGTGTTCGGCTGGAGAGGGAGGCTACACGATGAAGTGCTACCGTAAGCAGTGCCAAAACAATGCCGCACCTTACTCAATCTACTGTTCACTCAAGTGTACAGAACTGGATATTCTCGAAAAGAAACGAAAGGAGAAAGAACATGAAGACACACTTAACGGGAAGACCGTCAGCATTCGTGGTTCTACTGTCAGCCAACGGGAAGCCTCTCAAGTTCTCAATGGAGATGTTGGAAACGCTACGGCGTATGCAGGAGCAATCGAACAGAAGCCAAACAGGTGACGGCGTTCTATCCGTCGAGGTATATGTTCAATTCCAACGCAAGCGGATACCAATTACAGACGTTGAGCTTTACTCAAGGGACGTGCTGATGCTGAACACGTCCGCAGCTTAGCCAACGAGGAGCATTCCCCCCATGCTACTTGTTGAGAGTTTGCCAGTATCTCTAACTCAAAAACTGGCACTAACTTTTACTATGATTTTTTGCATGATACATGGCTTCGATTCGCTCTTTGCATGGGATTCACCCTCTCAATGCTTGGTTAAATAAGCAAGCATAAACATTTAATCGAAGTCATCTACTATGCCAAGAAAGCAAAAAAGAGAAATACCCAACGTCGATGATGTTGTGTATGAGAGTGAGATACCTAGACACCAGCGTGTTTGGGATGAACGCAACAAAAACAAGTTTGTTCCCAAGCCTCGGAGCCGTAAAATCACCAATAAGCAGTTAAAAGCGGCGGCGCTTTTGCCGTATTGCAGATCCAAAGCCGAAGCATTGCGTCAGGCGGGTTATTCTGCCTCGGTTGTTAAGTCCGGATCGGCGTTTCGTAATGACTTCTTAGCACTCGTGGATGTGTTTTACAGCAACGAAGACATCATGCGCCGTCATGCTGAACTCATGGAAGCGTCAAATATCCAAACCCTGTTCCTACACGTTGCATTACCGGAAACAATGATGAAGAAAGTGTTAGAATCGGCAGGTTGTATGTATCTTGGAAGCAGAACCGTTCTCAAAGGCGCACAACTTATCGTATTCCTTGCTCCGAATTGGAGAGCCAGGGCGGACGGACTGGACAAGATGTATAAACTCAAAGGACTTTATGCGGCGCAGGAGCTTGATGTTGGCGTGAAACGTCCATTTGAGGAAATGAGTGATGAAGAACTCATGCAAGCTATTGAGGAGGGCGAATCTAATTTTAAGAAAGGTTAATATGACAAAAGTTATCGCAATAGACTTGGACGGCGTAATTCACGCCTACGGAAACGGTTGGCAAGACGGTTCACTTTATGATCCGCCAATGGATGGAGCTTTAGAGGCTATGGAAAGACTGGTTAAAGCCGGATACAAGGTTGTAATTCATACGGCGAGGCTTAATCCTGCTCTTAGTCGTTTCAAGGCAGACTCAATTGCACAGCGTATGCGTGATATTAAGGCTTGGTTGGACGAGTGGGGATTCCGTCGCAAGGTGCATTATCACGTCATTACCAACGAAAAACCGCCTGCAATCGCATACATTGATGACCGTGGCATTCGTTTCACTAACTGGGAGGATGCTGTAAAGTATTTTGTATGAACGATTTAGATACAATGCTTAAACAGGAATACGCCTACCGAGTTAATCGGCAGATGTATAGATTTTTTGAACCCACTGGGAAAGGTGAGCAGTTTGTTAATCTCGTGGGAAGCGATAAGTATTTTATTACGTTACTTTCAGCCGCCAATGGTATTGGTAAGACCACTTTGGCGATAAACATGTTGGCGCATTTGTTCTGGCCCGTAGGAAATCAGTTCTTCCAACAACCGCTCTGGAAGAAGTGGAGCTATCTTAAAAAGGGTCGTATCATTTCAGATCCGACAACAATCAAAGAAGCTATTATCCCCGAAATGAAGAAGTGGTTTCCGGAGGGAAGATATACAACCAACAAGGCAGGCAAGGCATACGAGTACAAATGGAAAACTGATACGGGCTTTGAGTTCGACATCATGAGTTTTGACCAGGATATTAAAGAGTTCGAATCAACAACTTTGGGTTGGGCATGGCTGGATGAACCGCCTCCACGTTCAGTATTCACGGCAACCGTATCCCGTATGCGCCGTGGTGGGATTATTTGGATAACAGCTACTCCGCTTACAGGTTCAGCGTGGCTTTACGATGACATTATCGCCAACCCCGACAATGAAAAAGGCTTGCGCACGTTCATTGAGGCGGATGTTTGGTCCGCTTCAAAGGAAAAGGGTGTGCGTGGATTCTTGGAAACGAAAGATATTGAGCGCATGATCAGTCAGTACGATGAAGAAGACAAGCAGGCTCGTATTTATGGTAAATTCCAACATCTTACAGGTCTTATATTCAAGCGATTCAGCAGGGAAATTCACGTTATAAGACCGTTTGCGGTTAATTATGATGATTATACCGTAATGGAGTTTTTAGACCCTCATCCACGCAATCCGGACGCAATAGCGTGGTATGCAATTGATAGGAACGGCACTAAGTTTGTGATTGACGAGTTGTATATCAAGTGCAAATCAGACGAAGAATTGGCAGAGCGTATCAAGAAAAAGGCAAGTGAGTATCGTGTCGTGCGTCGTTTCGCTGATCCGGCGGCGTTTGTGGAGGATAGTCATAGAGAGGGAACGGACAAATCGTTGGCGCAGAAGTTAAAACGCTTGGGATTGGTCTATCATCCTGCCACAAAACACAGACAAGCCTCGGACCGACGTATTGCCGACGCATTGGACTATACGGAAGTAAACGGTAACATGATTAAAGCGCCAGAAGTTTTGTTTTTCGATACTTGTTCCAGGCATATTTGGGAATTGGAGCATTACAGGTGGCAAGAGTGGACGGGCAAGCAGGCGGACTTTCACATGCCGAAAGAAAAACCCGTCGATAAAGATGACCACATGATTGAAAACTTGGGCAGATGTTTGGTTATTGAACCTAATTTCGTTGAAAGACCAGTGCATGCGGCGGGAGGTGTGGTACAAAACAAGACGAACCTTGACCCATATTAAAAAAAACATGCTATACTAGCATTGAATGACACTCTCTTATGCCTAAAAAGCAAGATAGGACTAAAGCCGAGAGTACCGCCGACGTTGGTTATGTCGATTCTAAGCCTGATGACAAGCAGGACGAAAAAGATTATTCCAAACTCGTAGAGCAAGTTGAAAAAGAATATCAGCTTGCTTATAAGTTTATAAAACCGAAATGGGACAAGTGGCAAACACGGTTAAAACTTTACAATAATCAGAAACGTGATGCCGAAGCGGTGGGAGATCCGCTTCTGTTTACGATTCACCAGACGATTCTTGCTTCACTTTACGAAGACAGATTGAGTGTTGAGTTTGAACCACGTGAACGTGGGGACATGGAAGTAGCGGAAAACCTTAATAATCTTGCTCTCTATGACTATGCGGACATGGGTAAAGATGAAATTGACTATGATTGGGACTGGGACACCTCGTTTTTTGGGCGAGGTCTTTTGTTATTCTCGGATTTTGATAGGGATTTGAAAGTACCAGTGCCGGAAGTGATTGACCCGATGACGTTTTTGCGTGATCCGAATGCTGTATCTGTTAATGGTCGTGGTCCGAGGCGCACTGGTTCAGCCAGATTCTTTGGCAGACAGGTGCGCATGACTAAGGATGAGATGAAAGAAACAAAAGGGTTCTTTAATCTTAAAAACCTAAAGAACAAAAACTCACGTTCCGAGATTGATGACAACGTGGCGGCACGTCAGATAGCGCAAGGGTACGATGACACAAAGATATTCGGACAGCTTCAAGGTGATAATGCGGATTATGCGATTTTACAATGGTTCACAATGTGGCAAGGCAAAAAGATTGTTGTCTTTTTAGCAGAGGAACGTAAACGGGTTATTAAGATTGTTGAATTGAAAGATAAGCTATGGCCCGTAATAGACAGGTCGCTTTATGCCATGGCGCATGATTGGGACGGCGTTTCGATTCCGGATCTCGTGGAAGACAAGCAGCGTCATCGTGCTATTGGTATTAATCTTGGCATGAAAGTTGCGAAAGCCGCTTTATATCCAACGTATTTGTATGACATGGACAAGATTAAGAACCAGAATGAATTGACTTTGGATTTCAATAAGTTCATTGGCGTTGAGGGTGATCCAGGTAATGCGATTAAAGAAGTGCCGAGAGCGCAAGTAAGGCAGGATGTAGCCTGGATAATGGACTTATTGGACACTTCAGCGCAAAAAGCAACGGCTACACCAGATGTTCAGCAGGGTGCGGCTACGAGACAGAAGCGTACAGCGACAGAAATAGGGCTTGTAGCCCAGAAAGTTGATACTAGGTATTCTTTATCAGCTAAGATATTTGGTTGGTCAGAGAGGCGATTTTGGCAACAATGGTACGCCCTCTACAAACGCCACTTCAAGGACGGTATTGATGAGAAAGTATTGCGCATATCGGGTACATTCGGTCCGGACTGGCGTGATTTGACCAGGGAAAATGTTATCGCCAACGTGGATCCCGACGTTAAGATTGAATCAAAAGTTGTTTCCGAGGCAAGGCGCATGAATGAATTACAGATTTTTGGTAATTTGGCTCAAGCGCTCACACAGGACCCAACTTCCAACAAGCGCACTATCTTGAAATATCAAGCCAAGCTATCAGGATTAAAACAAGATGTTATCAATGCCATGCTTCCCAAGACTTATGACGAAATGGAGGCAGAAGAAGAAAACAAAGAATTGGATAAGAACAAAATTGCCGAGATTCTTGTTACGGACGATGATGTCGTTCATCTTGAAATACACAATAAAGCCGCAGATACTCCGGCAAAACAGGCTCATATCAAGGCTCACGTTAAAGCCATGCGCTTAAAACGTCTTAATCCGGCATTTGCCAACCCAACCCAGAACGAACAAGCCACAGTTGCAGGCGTACAACAACCTAACATGAACTATGAAGACCAAACCCCAGCAGGCTTCCAAGCCCAATAAAATCTTACAGGCGTTCCCAGATCTCGGAGCAGATGATATTTCTGATAAGTTAAAGGCGCTTGTTAAAAGTCCGAACTGGAAAATCTTTAAGGCTATTATTGAGGAACAGGTAATTGCGCCTGCTAACGGTATTTTGGATAAAGCGGAGTTTGAGGACATTAAACAATTCAACAGAGTGCGTGATCGGAAACATGCGTATGAGTTTATTTTGGGTACTCCGCCGAAATATGCTAAAATGATTACAGGTGAGGGAACCATAACCCTCGAAGAAGAGTTTGACCCGTACGAAAAATAAAGAAATTGTTGGCTTACGAGGACTAAGGTAAGCCGATAATAACCACGGCTTCTTTTCCACAAAGTCGGTTTTCGCCATTTCCCGACAATGTGAGTATCAATTATGGCAGACGAACAAACGCCGGTTGATAAAACAACCGAGAACGGGGAGGGTGCAACCCCTGATAACAAAGGCACTGATCCCGCAGTTGGTGCGGACGGTAAGGACGGAGCTTCGACGGAAGCCAAGCCTGAAGTGAAACCAGCCGAACAGGATGACGAACCTCCTGCTCGCAAACGTCCCATTGATTATATCAACGAACGCCGATTGAAAAGGCTTGAAAAAGCCAAAGAAAAAGGCGAAACAACAGAAGTTGATATGAACCCAGACGATGTTCGAAAAATCGAAAAGGTAGTGGACGATAAGTATGGCGCTCATTTCGAAGCAATCGCCGAGAAAGAGTTGGAAACGGAAGTAACGCAATTTATTGCGGACAATCCGGACTTCAAACCATACGCAGACAAGATTCGTAAGTTTGCGGCACACCCCTCACGTGCGAATATCCCAATCAAGTCTATTGCTTACGAGGTTGCCGGTGATGATTTATTAAAAATCGGAGCCAGGCGTGCCAAAGAAGCGGACCAAGAGGCGGATAATAGCTCATTGAGTGCGGACGCAAGCGCTAGAGATAGCGTAGGCGGTAAATCCGTCAAAGACATGTCAAAATCTGAATTTGCAGAATTGCAAGAGAAGATAAGACGTGGCGAAAAAGTTTAGCTAATTATTAATTAAAAATGGTATGGCTAATACAACCAGAACACAGATACCAGCAGAAGTAACGGACATTTATGACCGCACCCTGCTTGATCGTGTAACTCCCCTATTGCCTCATGGACAATGGGCGCAGATTCGAGATATTCCTCGAAACGCCGGAACCAAGCAAATCAATTTCCGTCGTTATTCTAACCTAGCGGCGGCAACCACTCCTTTAGCAGAGGGTGTTACTCCGGCAGGTAAACAACTATCAGTTACTAAGGTTTACGCAATCGTTGCTCAATACGGCGATTTTGTAACAGTAACGGATATTCTAACTTACGAAAGTGCAGACCCAATCTTGATGGAAACAGCCGAGATTCTCGGTGATCAAGCCGCACTTACCCTGGACACATTAACCCGTGACATCATGGTAGCAGGCTCAAACGTTCGCTACGCCAATGCAGTCGTAGGTCGTACTTCACTCACAGCAGGTGTTGATTTGCCCGATGAGGCAGACTTCGATGCCGCTATCCTTACCCTTAAAAACGGTTTGGCGATGAAGATGACCAAAATGGTTAATCCCGATACCGGCTACAACACACATCCTGTACGTCCTTGCTACATCGGCATTTGCCACGTGAATACAACGCCAATCTTGGAAAAGATGAACCGCTTTATTCCCGTGGAAAAATATGCCAATAAAGCAGATGTTATGGAGGGTGAAGTAGGTACATATCGTGATATTCGCTTCATTGAAACCACAAACGCTAAGGTGTTTACTGGTGGTGGAGCTGGTGGCGCCGATGTGTACGCAACCATGATTCTTGGTATGCATGCATACGGTAAAACCCGTGTGTCAGGCGAGGCTCTCAAAAACATTGTTAAGCCTCTAGGTTCGGGTGGTACTGAAGATCCGTTGGATCAACGTGCTACATCAGGTTGGAAAGCAACTTATGTTGCTAAGATTTTGAACGATTCGTTCATCACTCGTGTTGAACACGTCATTTCTTAGTGCTAACGAGGGGATAGGCAACTATCCCCTCATTGAGAACTATGCCTAGAAAGAAAAAAAACTTTGAAGAACCGGAGATTCAAGATGACGAACTCATGGACGAAGACATGGAAGACGTAGAAGACGTTGAACATGACTTGGAAAGTGAGCCAGTAGTCGAGGATTCCTCGGAACCTCAACCCGAACTCCCCGAAGAAGAACCAAAAACTTGGTTGGATCAAGAGGGAGTAACGGAGATATTGCCTTATCGAGGTAATCAAAAGGACGCATTAAAGACCAAAGAGGCTTTAATGAACCAACCATTACGCAATTTTCATATACCTCTCCATGAGGGCGAAGAAGATACTATCCAATACGATGAAGCGTTTATTAACGGCTTCGGCGTACAGGTGCAAAAAGGTATTTTCGTTGACTTGCCACAAAGCATTGTCGAATTATTCGCAAATAAAATGAAAATTGCCAGTACCGCAGGTAGAGATAAACTAATTAACCGCAATAAAGAAGTGCTTGACGCACTAACCTAATAAATATGGGTAAAACAATCTCAAATGGCGTATATACATCTTCACAAGATATTTTGAACGCCTTAGAACAGTTGCAAACAAATGCTTGCGACATGCTCTTAAACACAGGTGGTTTGGCAATCGGTTCGTCTTCAAAGGCGGCTGTAAAAATTGCTAACACAGTTTATGCGATGATCGACGGTGCTCTTGTTAAAAAGACAACCGCAGAGGTCGCACTATCCGGAACTGTTACCAATGCTAAGTTCAATGTTTACGTTCTCTCAATGGACGCAAGCGGAACCGTAACAGCTTCAATGGGTACAGAGGGCGCTACAATCGGCGCAGTCGTGTTCCCAACCGTACCTGATGATGAAGTCGTGCTTGGCTTTGTTATCGTAAACCCAACCGGTACAGGAAACTTTGTCGGTGGTACAACCGAGCTTGATGACGCAACAGTCGCTCCTAACGCTGTTTACGTTAACACTCCGTATCCGTTCAACCTAAACGCACTTTCTCTCTAATTTGAGAAATAAGCTACCAATATGAAGCCTACCGAAATTGCCAGTTTGGTCCGCTCAAAAACTCGCACCAATGCGACAACTTTTACGGACGCACAGATTCTTACCTTTATGAACCCCATCATGGATTCCATGTCGGAGGAAATCGCAAAGATGAATGAGAATTTGCTTGGCATAACTCGGCAGGCTTCTTTGGTAGCGGATCAACGCAACTATGCTATTGCCGAGGATGTAATATCCTTGAAATACGTAAATGCGAAGATTAACGGCACAGATTGGACAGAATTGGATCATATAGATATTTCAGCACTTGGCATTCCACTCCAGGAAAGCAATATCCGCTCCCACTTCACGGGACATGCTTCCGCCTACGATTTATTGAATAGGGAGATATATTTATTTTCTTCCGAGGCAATAATCGACGTAACAAATGGACTGGAATACTACGCCATTATCTATCCCGAACACCCTGCCAATCTTACCGGCACTGATGACTTATCAAAGGATTCATCTTCAACGACACGTGGATTCCCCAGACAATTTCACACTTTGTTATGTACTCGGATCATCATTGAGTACAAGCAAAGCCGTGATAAACCAATTCCGCTTGTTGGTAATGAAACAACTTTTGATAAGGATTTCAAATCTAAATTAAGTGCAATACGCAATCTTAATACACAAAACTCATTCATAGCTTCTTTACCACCAGAAACAGGTGAAGATTATTAAACTATTATGCTAAAAGACGGAATTATCGTGGCAAATAACCGGACAGGAGAGATTCTGAACAAATCACTCCCAGTCGCCACAACAGAGTATTCACAACTCATACCAGCCGGAACTAGACAATTTACAATTTCTAGCCGTCTGATGGGTACATTGCGCATTGCTCTTAACTCCGGTGAAACAACAACTAAGTATTTAACTATCCCAGCAGGCGCTTCCAAGACGTTCAAGGATCTTGCTGTACGTGGATTAACGCTCTATGTGCAATCAGATACAGGTAGTGATGTCATGGAGGTAGAATGTTGGAAAGATACTGTCTAATATGAAAAAATACTTAAAAATAGTCAGCGTATGGTTGGCTTCAATCATCGTTGCAGTTGGACTTGCGGTAGCAGTCAGTCCGGCTGGAGCGCAGATAACAAATCCTAACTTTTGGAGAAAAACAGGAAATGCTGTTTATCTCATCAATCCAAGTTGGACACTTGGCGATTCTTCACACCCGATCCCAGAGATGACGGTAACAACCGCCACAATCACAGGTATCAGTTCAGGCGACCTTTTACCAAGTGCAAATAATACCTATGACATGGGTGCTTTTGGTTCAGCTTGGAAAGATGTGTATGCAAGCGGAACTATTCTAGGTGATAAACTCCTTGTCGGCGTAGGCTCAGTAGGTGCACCCAGCGTTGCTTTCGCAGGTGATGACGATACAGGTATTTTTAGCGTGAGTACTGGAAATGTTGGTCTTGTATCCAATGGTAGTGAGAAATTTAGAGTTGGAGGCAACAACGTAACAATGGCTGATATTGTTCCCTCAACCGATAATACAAGAGATTTGGGTTCTTCTGCTTTTACTTACGCAGAGTCCCACGTTCAAGACGCTTACGTTTACGACACCTTAAATACAGGCTCATGGAAGAGCGCAACAGACCCGGGTTCACCGTATCCATTTATGAGTTTTCCTCTTTCCGCTACACCGGCGGCAGGAACTCGTAACAATGCGATTATTTCAATGGGTTCAAGTTATATGATGAGCTTTTACGGCGAGAATACGGGAGCGGCTAACGCAGTACAAAACAGGAGCGTAAACATCTATGCGCCGAGGTTTAAGGTAGGGCAGGCTAATACAGTCAGCTATATGTACGTAGGCACTACAGACGGCTGTATGGGACTTACATTTACAACAAGTTCTACTTTTCCTACGGCAGTGCCAACGAGTACATCATTTTGTCTTTAATGTTATATGCCTAAAGGTTTTAGACACGGATACGCCAGACACCCTCTTTATAGGATGTGGGCAGAAATGCGCAAACGTTGTTTGAATAGTGGTAGCCAACGTTATAAAGATTACGGAGGTCGAGGAATCAAAATTTGTACGGAATGGAATAATCCTAAGGTTTTTGTTGAGCATTTTATGGATGAATGGTTAGAAATGAAAAGAAAATATCCGAATCAAAGACTTTCGTTAGACAGGATAAATGTCAATGGTAATTATGTTCCATGCAACTGTCAGATAGCAACCATGAAGATGCAGGCAAATAATACTCGATTGAATAGACTGATTACATATAGAGGTAAAATGCAAACAATGGCACAATGGGCAGAAGAGCTTGGATTGTCTAAGTCCACAATTTCTTATCGCATAAATAAGTTGGGCTGGTCTCCTGATAAAGCTCTTACTGTAAAACCAGAGAACCGTGAGACACGGATGTTCACCGCTAAAGGAATTACTTTGAGTATTCTTGGTTGGTCTAAACGAAGTGGTATTTCAAGGGATATTATCTGTAATCGCATTGATAGGCATAGCTGGTCAATGTCTAAAGTATTGAATGAATGTAAAATATGAAAAAACTAGCAATCCTATTTATTACACTTGCCACGATATTGTCGCTTAGCAATATAGGTTTTGCGATTGGGACGATGAGTAGTGCAGAAAAGCAAATGCTGGCAGATGGAGACATGGCAAGTAGCGGTACAACCTCATGGACAAAAGCTCCCGGCATAACAGCAACTAAAATAGCAACTGGAGGTATTGATGGCGGTCAATGGATGAAGCTCGATTACACTACTGGAGGCAATCAGACATATCAGCCAGTATTGACTATTGGCAAAATATACACGGCTAGATTTTGTGCCAAAGGAGATGGTACAGCATATCCGCGCGTTTATATTGGCAATTCAATTTACTGGCAGGGGACAGCGTCAACAGACTGGCAATGCTCGACATTGACAGGGGTAGCCAATGGCAGTGCCAATTTTTATTTGACCGTGAGTGCGACTGGCTCGGCAGGTTTTGATGAGGTTTATGTTACCGAATACACAGGCGAAACGCTAAATGCAGAGAAGCAGATACTTGTTGACGGCGATATGGAAAGTGCTGGCACGGCAAATTATTTTCAAAATGACGTCACGATAACAAAGTCAACAACCGGAGCATACGCAGGGACACAGGCATTAAATTTAGTTAGTGCTAGTGCAGCTATTACACCATATGCCTATACGGGCAATATCTTAACTGTCGGCAAGACGTACAACGTAAGAGGAGCCGCAAGAAGTGTTGACGGCGTAGCAATCCCGCAGTTATCGCAGGGGGTTTATGCCGCTTTATGGACTGGTACAGCCTCGACACAATGGCAACCATTTAACGTGACATTTGTGGCTAACAGCCAATTTGTGAGGTTTTACGGACACATTAGTAGTGGCATAGGCAATAATTCGCAGTGGGATGAGATTTATATTACTGAATACAAAGGGCAAACGCTTAACAGTGAGAAGCAACTTGTACCCGACGGCGACATGGAGGAGAAAGTTACTTATGGCGCAGAGCTATTAACAAATGGCACTCTTGAAACTGGTAATACTACGGGGTGGGGTACATATGGAGGTGTAACAATATCAGCTGAAACAACTAGCCCTTATGAAGGTTCGTATCTGTTGAGAGCCTTAAGAACGGGTGGTTCACCATTCGCTAAACAAGATATTTTTACAATTTATCAGACGTATCACGTTACAGGCGTTGCAAGGAGCGACGGAACAACTCAACCAATAATACTATATCCAACTGGGTCACTAACTTACGCTCCATGGATTGGTGCAATATCAACCGATTGGCAACCATTTGATTTTTATTATACAGCACCAGTTAATGGAAGTTTTAATCTTTATGCTGGTGGCGCAGGCGGGCATTATACAGAATGGGATAACATGTCGGTCAAGCGAGTTCTTAGCGGCACTTCACAATGGACGGCGTTAAACTATGCGACACTATACAAAGTTCAAGGTAAATATGGGCAAGCTCTACGAGTTGAACCAACCAATACAGCCGGTCCTGTTGCCTATCATGCCAATGTATTTACACTTGGGAAGAGTTATAGATGCACTGGCTGGTACAGAGGCGACGGAGCAGGTGTTGCAATACCAACGATTGATTTAGGCTTTGGGGGTAGCACTGAGCCTTTAATCACTGGTTCTAATTCAAATACATGGCAATACTTTGACACAGGAGTATTTACACCGGCTATAAGCGGAACATTGACGTTGCGACATAAACAAGCTAGTGGCTATGTAGAATTTGATGAAATCTTTTGTAACGAAGTAAACTAATATGGAAATACCAAAATCACTCATAGGCGCAGGTTCGGTAGCGGTTCTAGGAACTGGAATGTTTTTGGCTATCACAGCCACTAAGCAACCGGTTCAAGAGATGACCACAGTAGATCCTGTTACAAAGAAAGTCGAACAGTATCAGACCAGCTTGCAGAAGTGCGATGACAAGGGGCAAAATTGCGTTCCCTTGAGCAAGGCGGAGTATGAGGCACAAAGAGCCTATTGCGCAGGTTTAACGTCAGGCAGGACGCATTTCGAGGGAACGTGGCAGGATTTACAGCTATGCGCAACACTCACAAACGAGGACGCAGAGGCTAAGAACGAACCTGTTATTCAAGGCAAGTTATCAGATGACGTTATAGTCAAGAAAATCAATGAACGATTAAAACCTGCGACGGTTAAGCCCGTCGGAGATATTAAAGAATTAACCAAATAAGTATATGGACATGTTTATACAAATCCTAAGTACAGCGTTACTTATCGCCGGAGGTGCTGGCGGAGTATGGTTTGCTACCGAAGCGGTAAAGCGAGCCAAGCAAATACCGTGGATCACGGAGGGTAATAAACCGGCATTACGTGCAACGGCGGCGGCTTTTTCAGCCTTAGCGGTTGTATTTGTGGGTTTAGTATCAGGAACTCTTACGCCGGAAAGCGTGCAAGATGTTTTTGTAAAAATCCTTGAAGCCGGTCTTATCTGGGCTGGCGCGCATGGAACGCATAAATTGATGCAATAGATATGGAGGAGGGAATCATCAAAGCGATAAGTGAAGCAGGGTTGGGATTGGGTTCATTACTCATCATGGCCGGATTATTCGTTTATCAGCTCAAAACAAATAGAGAGATACAAAAAGACCATAAGGAGGCTTATGGCGCATTGGGTTCACAGATAGCCAAAAACACAGAGGTCCAGCAAGAGATGGTTCATGCAATCAGAGAGTTCAGGGAAACTGATAGGAAGGTAATACAGTCTATTGAGTATTGTAAAAACAAAAATGGAGATAGATCCGGCGTCCGTCCGTAAGGACAATCGCTCTTTACAAGCTGGTTTTTATTATGTTTACCAGCAAGTATGGATGTTACGGTGAGTTGTGCATGTTCCTCCTTGCATAACTTATCAACTCCGTCAGCGTCATTGCTGGCGGACGGCGGATACTTCATGCCTATCCTCCCTAAATAAGGGCAGATATGTTTAGTCCCATATCTGATCTTCCTCTATTAAGCGGTACTTATAGAGGGAGGATATGTATGTAGATTATGGTGATACTTGGATCTCGGCGATATTATCGTTGATGTTTGCTATTCTAGTGTTCATTCACACAAAACAACCGCCAACATTATGAAACAACTATTTGAGTTAAAAGACATTAACCTGGGCGGAATGGCAGACAGCCGTTACCAGGGCATAGCGAACTCAATGGCAAACATTGTTGGTCTTGATATTCATTCCGAGCCTGGAGCGATAAAATGCAATCAGGCACTCGTGAAAGACAGTGGCACTACGGTTGATGGACCGGTATCAAAAATTCTCCCTTGTACCGACGGGAATACTTATTTCTTTGGCAAAACAAGCGGTAAAATATGGAAACGCACGTCAGGCGGAGTTTGGTCGCTTGAAGCAACCGCTTCACCAGCCGCAGGATCGGCTGGTATTTTAGACGCTTATGAGTTTGAGGGTTATATCTATTATTCCATGCAGAGCCGTTTAGGACGTGTAGCGGTTGGCGCACCAACGGCATGGGCAGGCAGAGATGACAGTTGGGCTACATTTTTGAATACAAATGCGACATATCATCCGATTAAAGAGAAAAATAAAATCCTTTATATCGGCGACGGTTTTTATATTGCACAGGTTGAGGGCGGTTTATTTACAGGTGACGCTTTGGACTTGGACAGCACATACACTGTTACGGCACTTGGAGAATCGGGTGAATCTTTAGCGATTGGCACAATTATTGCCAATAACGTGAATTGGTGCCGTGTATTTCGCTGGAATGGTTGGGCAATTTCCTGGACGGTTGATGATCAAGTGCCGGAGGTTGGCATACGTGCTTTTATTCCGGCAGACAATTTAACCCTTTTTGCGGCTGGGACGAAAGGCAACGTCTATTCTTATGACGGAAACTATGGTCAGCACGTAAAACGTATTCCTGGAATATATACCAGCACAAATAAGGCGGTAGTAGCTCTTAATGCGGTTGCGCACTTTGATCGCCGTCCTATGTTTGGTATATCTTACGACAGTGGCAATCCTTGTTTACAGGGCGTTTATTCATTCGGAGGCTACTCCAATAATTACCCGAATGTTTTAGTTTTGGATTATGTAATTTCAACTGGACACACGGCAAACGTAAAAATCTTATCAATGGAGGCTTCGGGTGATTTATTATTCGTGGCTTGGCAAGATGATAACGGTGGTACTACTTACGGCGTTGATGTGTTGGATTTATCGAACAAAGCAACGGGATATTTTGAAACCAGGATAATAAATACAGATAGGTTGAATGGAAAACAAATCGGACTAGCCGTTCCATATCGTGAACTTCCAACCGGAACATCGGTGGTTGTGAAAGCTAAAAACAATTACGCTACTTCTTGGACTACACTAACAACAGTCGTTGACGCAGAACACATGATAATCAATGTAGATACTACGGATTTACCAGATTCACAGGCGTTTGAGGTTCGTGTTGAACTTGTGCCAAGCAGTAATGACACTCCCGTTGTGGAGGGTTTGGTAATTGCAATTTAGCTATGGAAGAAGGACAATCTTTATTTACAGACATCCCCTACCTTGATCCAAGTCAGGTGCAACAAGGTTTACAGGAACAGCAAGATGTTACAAATGCTCGTAGTTTAAGATTGGGCGCAGGCGCAACAGCTATTCATGGAAATCAATCAGGACTTTGGCTTGGGGCTGATAAGTTTTTAGACGCTCCATTTTCGGTTGACATGAATGGCAACATGACAGCAACCAATGTCATTATTAACGGTTCTTCAATCAGTAATGAACATGTTTTTGGCTTTGGAATAGACGGCACAGCAACCCTGGACGGTTCGGCAACGGTAGGTTGGGCTTCCAAGTCAGGTTCGGTTTACACTCTTACCAAAGACGCATTTTTGGATACGCTCACTATTAACGTGGGCGTTACTTTGAAAACAGGTGGTTATAGATTGTTTGTAAAAAACACTCTTACAAACAATGGAGCTATTCATTGGAACGGTGAAAAAGGCACAGACGGATTAAATGCGCACAGCTACACCCCAGGCGCAGGCGGTACGGCTGGACCAGCGCTCGCTTCTCAATCTTTATATGGTTCAGTAGCAGGTAAAGCTGGATCTGCCGGTGGGAAGGGTAGTTGGTCAGAGTCGGGTGGTGCGGGTACGGCAGGCACGGCAGGCGTGACAGGAAACAATGTATCAAATAGTTTTGCTTCGGCTTTTTCGGGTGCTTCTGGGGCTGGTGGCAAGGGCGGAAACGCT